CTTTACACCCGCGCTAAAAAAACAAAGGGGGGGTATAATTTAAAAAATTTACATAGATTTGTATAAACAGCACCAAATGATTCAAAAAATAAAAATATCAGAGGTTAAGGCAAACCCTAGCAACCCACGCACAATTAAGGACGACAAATTTAATAAGCTCGTTCAATCAATTAAAGACTTTCCGCAAATGTTAGAACTGCGGCCCATCATTGTTAATGACGATATGATTGTGCTTGGTGGTAATATGAGATTGAAGGCTTGCAAAGAAGCAGGATTAAAAGAGGTTTCAATAATTAAAGCATCCGAATTAACGCCAGAGCAACAAGCGGAGTTTATAGTAAAAGATAATATTGGATTTGGTGAATGGGATTATGAATTACTATTAAACGCTTACGATTCTTCAGAGTTGGAAGCGTGGGGCTTGGACCTGCCTGATTTGCCAGAAAAAGAATTGGAAGCTGAAGAGGATGGATATGAAATAGCTGACGAAATAGAAAGCGACATTCTTATTGGTGATTTATTTGAAATAGGTGAACATCGATTATTGTGCGGAGATTCAACTAAAAAAGAACAGTGGGGTATTTTAATGAATAACAACGAGGCCGACATGGTAATGACGGACCCGCCGTATAATATTGATTATGAGGGTAAAACAAAAGAGGCTTTAAAAATACAGAATGACAGTATGAGTAATGATAATTTTTATAAATTTTTATTCGATTTTTATACTGCATTAGGATTTTATACAAAAAAAGGGGGGGGCTTGGTATGTTTGGCACGCATCAACAGAAACTGTTAATTTTTCAAGCGCTATGAGAAATTCTGGACTTTTATTAAAACAATATTTAGTTTGGGTTAAAAATACAATGGTCTTAGGAAGGCAAGATTACCAATGGAAGCACGAGCTTTGTCTTTATGGTTGGAAGGAAGGGGCCGCCCATTATTTTATAGATGACAGGACACAAACCACTGTAATCGAAGATGAGATTAACGTAAGTAAATTAACAAAGGACGAAATGAAAAAAATGCTATATGATTTAATTAGGGATAAGTCGGCGAGTACAATAATACATTGCGATAAACCTAATAGCAGTAGCATTCACCCAACCATGAAGCCAATTTTATTATTAGCGCCATTGATTAAAAACAGCAGCAAAACAAATGAAATCGTGGCTGACGGATTTTTAGGTAGCGGCTCTACAATGGTAGCAGCCCACCAACTCAAACGCAAATGTTATGGCATGGAACTTGACCCAAAATATTGCCAAGTGATTGTTGACCGAATGAAAAAATTAGATACCCAATTAATTGTTAAAAAGAACGGAGTGGAAATATGAGAGGCGTAAAACCATTACCAACGGCAATTAAAGAACTGCGCGGGACTATTGAAAAATCCCGAGTGCTTCCAAACGAAATGACGGTTACAATAAATAAGGAAATACCAGAGGCTCCAGAAGATTTAAACGCCGAGGGCAAAAAGTTATGGAATGAGGTTTGCCATGAATTAAAAAACAATAACCTGCTGGCAAATGTAGACTTGGGATTAGTAGAGGCCTATTGTGCAGAACTGGCCCAATACAAAGAAGCGGTAAGGCAAATTAAAAAGACAAGCCCATTAATTAAAAGCCCTTCGGGTTATGCAATGGTAAGCCCATGGCAAACAATTCGCAGGCAGTCTTTAAAAGCGGCGATGGATTTAGGTCAGCTATTCGGAGTGACGCCAAGCGCTCGAACGAGAATAGGAACCAATGGGCCAAAAGCCACCAGTAAACTAGAACTATTACAAAAATCAAAAATAGCATGATAAAGAAAATCAAATTAACCGAGCCAGTAAAATTGACAAAGGGCGTAACTTTTAGACTCGAGCCTTGCGGTTTGTATTTTATTATTACACGCAACCAAGGCAGCGGGTTTAAGCCTTGCGGTAAAAATGGACTCTGGAACGAAACGCCGCACCTTTACAGAAATCAATACCTCGCACAATTAGCTTTAGATTTTTTCTTTGCGAATAGCTGAGCAATATATTGAGGATGTAATAGGCGGGCGCGTAATTGTGTGCGAACATGTGCGCAATGCCGTTAACCGCTATGTAACGGACCGCGCAAGTGGTTGGGGTTTTTCCGAGAATTACGCGCAGCATGCTATTGACTTTATAGAACAACTCGAACACAGCACGGGCGACTATGCGGGCAAGCCGTTTAAGTTGGAAGGGTGGCAGGCGTTTATAGTTTGGAATTTATTTGGTTTCTTAAATCCAGACGGTAGCAGAAGATTTACGCGGGCTTATGTGGAAGTGCCACGAAAAAATGGTAAATCTACTTTCTCGAGTGCAGTAATGCTTTACGGCTTAATGGCTGACGGCGAGAGCGCTGCTCAGGTTTATAGCGCGGCAACTAAACTCGACCAAGCGATGATGGTATTTGCAGAAAGCGTAAGGGTTTGCCAAAATGTAGACTGGCTAGCCGAGGCTTTGACTGTTAACAACTCTGTAAACAATAGGCGCATACTTTACGGCCAAAGTATCTATAAACCCCTCGAGTGGAACCCAAGTAAGCAGGACGGATTAAATACGCACTTTGCAGTTATTGACGAATACCACGCGCACCCCAACGACGAGCTTTATAATGTATTGCGCAACTCAATGGGGGCTAGAAGGCAACCTTTGTTATTTACAATTACGACAGCGGGCTTTAATCGCGAGAGTCCCTGCTATAAGCATAGGAATTACTGCGCTTCTGTTTTAAATGGAGGGATTAAAGACGATGCTTTATTTTCTGTAATCTACACGCTAGATGAAGGCGACGACTGGACCGACTCGGCGAACTGGGCCAAGGCTAACCCTAATTGGGGGGTAAGTGTTTATCCGCGTCAGTTAGAGCAGGCGCTTACCGAGGCTAAGGAATTTGTACACAAAGAAGTTGAATTTAAAACAAAACTGTTAAATGTTTGGACCGACACCGCCCTTACTTGGATTAACGATACTACTTGGATGGAATGCGCCGAGGGTGGGGAATTAGACGGCGTTTGTTATGGGGGCTTGGATTTGGCGAGCACAGGAGACTTTTGCGCGTTTACTTTATACTGGCCCGAGTATTCGGCTATCCGCACTTGGTATTTTTTGCCAAGCGAGGCAGCCTACAAAAGAAAGGATGCAGCAGGGGTTTCTATTAGGCAATGGATAGCAGACGGTGTAATTACTGCCACTGAAGGGAATGTAACGGACTATAATTTTATTAAGGCTCAGATAGTAGAGTTGGCGCAGGAGTTTGATATTAAGGATATTGCTTACGATAGATTCAACGCTAGCCAGTTAGTTATTGATTTACAAAACGAGGGGCTGCAAATGTATCCGTACGGGCAGGGATTTATTTCAATGAGCAGCCCAACTAAGGAACTGGAGCGATTGGTAAAAGATGGCAGGCTTAAACACGATGGCAACCCCGTTACCCGTTGGATGATGGGGAATGTATTGCTAGCAAGCGACCCAGCGGGAAATATTAAGATTAACAAAGCAAAGAGCGGGGATAAGGTCGACGGGCCTGTATCTATTGTAATGGCATTAGGCACGGCTATGCAAGACGCTGCCAAAGAAAAAGAAACAGATTTTTGGTTTATAAGCTTATGAGATTCGTTGACGATTTTATGAACAAGTATTATTTTAACCTTCCTAAGTTTAGAACTTACGAGGATGCCTACAACGCTACGGAGGCCGAGTATCTGGAAAGGTATGGAGTGCCAAGGTATAAAAACTACGATGTATTTCGCTCGGCCCTCAGCAGGTGGCTAGCCCAAGGTAGGAATAAATAAGATTTGTTAACACGGCAAAATTTAAGGAGTTGTAATTTGCACCGATGAATTTAAGATTTTGGGAAAGGAAAACAGAGAAGCGGTCAATGCTAACGCAACCCGCTGACTGGTTTATTAATACCCTAAACAATGTTTTTGGATATCAAACCAAAAGCGGGCAGGCTGTAAATAATACTACTGCTTTGTCTATTGCATCCGTGCACGCTTGTGTGAGAGTTATTGCAGACGGGATAGCAGGCCTAGGCTTAAAGTTGTATAAAGACGACGGCGTAAACAGGGACCAGATAATAGTACACTATGGCACAGCCTTAGTTAACGAGCCTAACCCTTATCAAACTAAGTACGATTTTGTTAAGTACATGACTAGCCACCTAGCGCTAACGGGTAACGCTTATGCTTTTATTAATCGCGATGTAAGGAATATTGGCACGGAGTTGCATCCAATCGCTCCCGCTTATGTTACGCCAGTAATGCAGGACGGCATTTTGTTCTATAAAGTTTCTATGGCTGGCTACCCTGCTATGGTGCCCGCTACTGAGATGCTACACTTTAAAGGAATGTGCGGAGATAATCCGCTAGTAGGTTTGAGCCCAGTTGTATTGCACGCTGAAACTTTAGGTATAGACTTGGCAGCAATTAGCCAAAGCGCAGGAGTTTATAAAAATGGAGTATTGAAATTTTTGTTAACTTCAGATTCACAAATTAAAATAGACCAAGCAGGGCCTTTGAAAAAATCCCTCGACGATGTTATAGACGGGGCAAGCCGCAGCGCTGTTATGCCCAATGGCATTAAGATGGAAAAATTAAGCCTAAGCCCTGAAGAGGCGCAGTATTTGGAAACCCGTAAATTTTCTAGCGAAGAGATAGCGCGAATTTTTGGAGTGCCCGCGTCAATGATTGGAGCCAAAGATGGGGCAATGAGTAGCGTCGAGCAGGAGTACCAAGATTTTTACGCGCGTACTTTAATGAGTTATGCTATTAACATTGAGCAGGAATTAGCCCGCAAGTTGTTAACAGAGAATGATAAACTTACTTATTACTTTAAATTTAATTTTAACTCACTATTGAGAGCCTCCGCTAACGAGCGAGCAGACTACTATAATAAAGGCATCCGAGGCGGCTGGCTTTCTCGTAATGAGGCGCGAATGTATGAAGATGTTAACGGCTTTACTGGTGGCGATGAATATTTAATCGAAGCCAACTTAATGCCGAGCAGTCAAATCAATGCTTATATGGATGCGAAAATAGCGCAGCTTATGAGTTCAGCAGATAAAAACAATAACCCCGACGGCGTAAATAATCAAACAATAAATTAAATGAAACAAGAGAAACGGACCTTTACAGGCACAGTTAACTTTAGAGCAGCAGGCGAAGGCATGCCGACAGAGGTAGGCGGAATTGCTGCCGTTGTAAATTCAGTTACTGACCTTGGATATTTTGAGGAGGTTATAATGACTGGAGCGTTTGACAACGCTTTGGCTAAAGATTACGATATTCGTTGTTTGTTTAACCATGAAGCCGACTTAATTTTAGGCCGCACAAAGGCAGACACTTGCAGAGTGTTTGTAAATGGTGACGGTAATTTAGAATATACTTGGATACCAGATTACGAGAACCCTACGCACATGTCAGTAGTTCGCAGCATTATGCGCGGAGACATTACGCAGAGCTCATTTGCTTTTACAATTAAAGAACAGAACTGGAGCGAGTCAGAAAAATACGGCACAATGGGAAAGCGTACTATCAAAGTGATTGAGGACCTTTACGATGTTAGCCCCGTTACTTATCCTGCTTATGAAGATACAGAGGCAGACGCTCGCAGCATTGCAGCAATAAGAGACCAAGAGCTAGAAATTGAAGCGGCAAAACAAAGCCAAGTCAGCGCGGATATTTTAAAACTTGCTTTAGCCAGATACACAAACTATTAAAAAAACAAAAAATCATGAATAAAATTAAAGCCCTAAAAGAAGAGCGTGGACGTTTGCTCGGCGAATTGTCTACCTTGCAGTCAACTATCGAGCGTGAAGCGCGTTCTATGGCTGACACTGAAACTAACCGCCTTACTGAAATCGAAGCCCGTTTAGGCGCGATTAAAGCAGAGGTTGAAACTCTAGAGAAATTGCAAAACCTTGCAGCTCAAGCCGCAGGCCACAGCGCAAGCCGTAGCGAGGAAAAAGAAAAGTCTAACATGGCTAAAGATTACAGCTTTAAGCGCGCAATGGAAATGGCAATTACCGGCCGTCGCGAAGGTGTTGAAGGTGAATTTTCTGCAATGGGTGGCAATGAGTTCCAGCGCTCAGGTGTAAGCGTTTCTGCTCACTCTATTAAAATCCCTTCTGAAGTATTCACTCGTGATATGACTGCAACAGGTGGAAGCTCAGGCTCTGAAGGTGGAGTAAACATCCAAACTTCAGTAGGTTCTATTATCGACGTATTGCTTCCTCGCACAGTTTTGGCAGGTTTGGGCGTTCAGCGTTTGAGCGGATTGGTAGGTAACTTAGATTTACCAACTGCTAGCACTTTGCCTTCTGCTGGTTGGAATACAGAGAACGGCACAGCTACTGAAAAGAGCCCCGCTTTCTCTAAAATCACTTTCAGCCCTAAGCGTTTGGCTGCCTATATTCAGGTATCTAACCAGTTGATGTTACAATCTAGCAACTCAATCGATGGGTATGTAAGAAACTGGTTGCTTAATGCTATGGCACAATCTTTGGAAACTGCTGCCATTAAAGGCGGAGGTTCTAATGAGCCAGTAGGTATTATCGGTAACTCAAATGTGAATGTAACTTTCGCAGGTGGTGCAGCTTCTAACGCTACAAACGCCAACGGAGCTGCTCCAATTTGGGCCGATGTTGTTAACTTGATGAAAGCAGTTGAGAACGCTAACGGTAACGGTGTTGCTTACTTGACTAACCCAACTGTAAAAGCTAAGTTGCAAACTACTGCCCGTCAATCTTCAGGCGTAGAAGGTAACTTCATTTTACCTTCAGGTGGCACAGAGTTGAACGGTTACAACATGCAAACTACAACTTTGGTTCCTAGCAACTTGAGCAAAGGTAATTCTAGCACTTTGTCTGCTTTGATTTTTGGAGACTTCTCTAAAATGGCTATCGCTAACTGGGGTGGTATGGAGTTGACAGTTGACCCTTATAGCGGAGCTACTGCTGGCTTAACCAATGTAGTGCTTAACGCTTACTTGGATTGCAATTTGTTGCAGCCTGCGGCCTTCGCAGTTTGTAAGGACATTGTAGCCTAATAACTTGCCCGCTTGGGGGCTATAAAGTTCCAAGTGCTGCGGGGGGTCTTGAATGCACCCCCCTCGGGCCACATGTTAGTAAAATTTTTGATTAATCCAACAGGGCAATTTAACTTAAGTTATAACTTGGGCGAAGTTGTGGACATTGAAACTAAGCAAGCGGAGTTACTACTTGAGGCTAAGGCTGTGGAAGTTGTGGCTGTGCCAAAGACTAAGAAAAAACCGACTAACCCAGAGACCGAACTAGACGCAGAATAATGTTTAAAAGTAGAAG